CTGAGCATGCCAGAAGCAATTAAAATTTTAATGGATTTCAATTTGAGTAGCGTTGTTGACAATCTTGTAGTAATTTCAGAGCAACAGTCAATTAGCCTTAAGACAATCGGCGGGACACAACTGATCTCTGTGAGTCAGGTCGCAATGTCCTCAATCATGAAAGAAGGTGTTAGAGTTCCTCCCAACTGCCTTTATCAGCAAACCATACCAAGGCTTGAGATGTGCAAACTGCTCAACATTGAGTGTTCAATATGCACTGATCAATCTGTCAAATACAATCAGGGGCATGAACATGCTGTATTATGGCCTTATGATCTTGAGTCCCCCATAAAAGTGCACAAGTATCTTTTTGATGAAAATTATTATGACACATTGGTCGACTTTAAGTATTCATTGTATCTGTCGGCTGAAAATTCTAGTGACCTTTTGGTGAAATCAAAGGTTGACCAGGAAAGTCTAGAAAATGCTGCTTCTTACCTTTCTGACCAACTGCTTTCTTTGAATTCAAAAGGAATAGAAAGGCCCAAGCAATCTTTTTTAATACCCTTAGTGACAGGCAGGCTAAAGTATGGGTCTGTCAATGAGATAGACTATGGCTTACTTAGGAATAAATTATTCAATTCCAATTATTTAAAATCCATCCTTCTTAAAGCAGAAAAGGGATATTTTTTGAAAAAACATGAAGATACAGACATCATAGACGGTTATGATATGCTGAAGTCACTGCAATCTGAATTGCATTTTTATCTCAAATCAATCTATCCTGATCGCATCCCAAAGTCAAAAATATTAAAATCATTGCTGAAAGATGATGAAACTTATCAGAGGCTGCACAAACGTGTTTCACAAAAACATTATGAAATAAATAGGTTGGTAAAGGAAAAGTCTAAAAGTGTTACATTGAGCAGAACTGTCTCTATTGCTAAAAATGACTTCAATGGATTCTCTGAAGAGATGTCACACTTTTCTAAGAACAAGGACTTGTGCGGTGTCAAAGACTCTATTGTGTACAATTATGACTTCATCAACACTCTGATGCATCAATTATTTGAATTTTTGAAAAAAATCCCTGATGAACCGTGCAAAATGTCACCCTTTGATGAAAACACTGGTCCTGGACCAAAATACTTGACAAAATTGAAAAATGAGTACCTCAAAAGGCCTATAGAGACAGCTAATGATTATAGAGAGTCAAACATTGGCAAGTGTGCTGAATTTGCCAGCAGATTTTGCCACTCTATGTTCAAGCTTTCTATGACCACGAGCAATTGTAGACAGGTTTCAATAGACAACCTAGGTTATGAAAATGTGATCTTATTTGTGAGAGGCGGTCCTAAGGCCAGCAAGACAGGGAATTGTAGACTGTTTAGAATTGTTTATCCTTATCAAGATTACTTTGATGAAATTCTTGGTTACAATGAAGACTATCAAAAGATACAGCATGAAGGTCAGTGCTACATATTGACTCCCTGGACCCAATACAGTATAAACATTATAAAAACAGGCATGAATTTATACCACAGTCTTTATCAAATGTTGACTGTCTACTGTATTAGGGACAGTATAACATTGAGAGACATGCCACATTTTGAACTTTTGAGTGCATTGTTAGGTTTCCATCAGAAAAGACAAACGGAAGTCACTTTACACAACAGCAGATATCTAATAGTAAACTCTTCAGGTCAGTACTCCAATTTAAAAGGAATAGTTTCGTCTTTTTGTAGCTACAACTACACAATGTTTGATGCTTGGATAAAAGAGAGTATTAGGTTGAATCTTGATGAATTTTTTAAACAGAGTCATTCACTTGGACAACTAAGAGAGGATCGTCTTGACAAGGCCCTTCAGAAGGTTGATTTAAGGCATTTTATAACAGGAGAGCTGTTAAAATCCAGTGTTTCATTGACTTCAACGATTTATTGCACTTATGCAATGACTACAGGTCAGTACAACAAAGCTCTGGAACAAGCCAGCAACCTATCTGGTATATTGAAAGATGTTCAAGCTGCAAAAGGGAAGGACCTTGACAAAGCAGACACAAAAGCTTCCACTTCTATTGAAAATCTTGATCTTTATGTTGATGACTTCAAATTTGACCCAAAGTTTTGCCAATATATAGGGTACGTTATGGGCAGCTGTATCAATAGCAGGCTCGGAGTTAGCAACATAAGTAATCACTGGAATTCATCCATAGACAAAACTCTTCTGTCTACTATCACACCATCTGGGCTGAGAGGCTTCAATGAAAAGAATTTTTTCAATCAGAAAGGCTACACAATCACTTATGACTTTATTTTAGAGAAATTCTCAGAAGAATTGTCCACAAAAGTTGAAGAGCTGGACACTGCCTCATTCAAAGAAAAAATAAAAATGATAAAGCTTGACAAAGTCAGAATGTCAGATTGTTGCATGAAATGGGAATTGGTTGATGCAGTATTTCATGCAGTGGATAAGCAACAGAGGGCAGGTGGCAGAGAGATTTATGTGATGGATATAGTGACCAAGTTTTTTCAACAGCCTATAGAGAGTTTTCTTAGCAAATTGTGTGTCTTTGTGGACAATGAATATATATCTGTGCCTTCAGATAGAAGGGCTCAAAAAATACACAACCTATATTATGATGAAGTTAGAGAGCACTGGCCTGAGACATGGAATTTGGTTCTCGATTGTAGAAGGTGGGCTCCAAGGTCTGTCATACAAAAATACGTTCACTTCATTCATGGAATGGAGAGTTTTCTACCAGAGAGCTTTGTGAGTCATTTTTACTATTTTTTTGATAAGATGCTGACCAAAAAGATATTTGTAAGAGATTATGTAGTTAAGACCTTCAAAAACAATTCATCAAAACAGTGGATGAATGAAGAACTAAAAGAAGGAGAAGGAAAATATGCTGGCTCACACTATTTTGAGATGAATGCCAGTTTTCTGATGGGCATGTTCAATTACTTGTCTTCTCTCATGCATGCTGCCAATCAGTTGGTCATATCCAATGTGATAAGGGACCGTCATTTGAGAACTCTTGGGAAACTCACAATCGTGAAACCCATAGCGCACTCAGATGACAGTACTGCTAAGATCTTGACACAAACAACTGACCAAATAGAAGACTGTTTGTTGGTATATGATGTCTTACTGAAAGCAGCCAACCATATGATATCTGTCAAGAAGAGTGTTGTGTCAAAGGTTTACCAGGAATTTCTCTCTGTTTTATATTTTTTTGGGGAAAACTTGTCTGTTTTGAAGAAATTCTGTTCTTCCATAAATTTCACTCCTACAGACAAAGGATATTCTGTGGATATAACTTATGCTGCAAGTAAGGCTATGGAGGCTTTGAAAAATGGAGCAACTTTTCAAGAATCTTATTTGATAATGAAAGTGACGGAATCAGCAATCAGGTATACTTACAAGATGCCAAGAGCTGATCCGAACATGTTTTTTGGAGTGATGGGGCTGTTTGATCCACATCCTATTGAATTAATGATCGCTGGGACTGAATGTGAATTTTATAAGCACTGCACATATAACAAGGAAAAGACCAATTTTGCTTTAGATATTTTGCACAAGTGGTTGAAAGATTCAGATAGAAACTTTTTAGATCCAGTGGTCAAATGGGACATGAAATTCTCAATCTCACCAAGGCTGAAATTGTTTTTTGAAAAAAAGATTTCGGGCAAGCTAGGCAGGCTGGTCAAAAATAGCACAGTGAATGAGAGCTGGACGCTGACAAATGGGAGATTTGACTCTACCATGTTGTCTCTTGTTGCTTTTGAACATTTGTTGAAAGAGGGCAGTTTTTACAAGTCATTAATGTCAGATCCTACAGAAAGGGCATTGGCAAGAGTTTTTGGTGCATACTACAACAGAACTTGTATAGTGGAAATTACAGACACAGATAACAAGCCCATGAAGTTGACACCCAATGTTGTTTATAGCACAATTTCAGAGATTATAAACAACCCTGACATTCTTCCTGTAGGGGTTGATTTTGTTGACAAGTACCTTGAAGTTATTGAACCAATCAACAATGAGCTGTCTTCAATATATGAGTGTTTTGACAACATGCTCAGCGAAGTAATGACTCAAAATCAAAACTTGACTCTCAAGCCTGTTCAGGCTCAGATTTTCAACAACCTGAGTGGAATACCAACTGAATTTCCATTGGATAAGATAGTGACATATGTCAAGGAGCCGGAAAATTATTGGATGTATGGTGACGAAAGGGACCCTTCAAGACAAGTGGACAATGTTAAAGAACATCTTAATGTGATAAATGTGGACATAAATAAGTTGGATCCTGACGATCTTTACAAGGTTCTTAGAAGGTTGCACGGCAATGATTTAAAATTGGTGAGATTTCAGGCCCATGTTGAAAGCAATAAGAGGTTTTTAAGAGGACCCAGTGATCTATTGGAAATAATATCAAGCAACAGCATCTACAACAAGAGAATAATAATGGGTTCTAGAGACATAGCTGAATTTGGCAGTGGACATTTCGATAGGGAGTTTCTGATACCTTCCAATGTTAGAGAATATGCCAAATTGCACTGGGCCATCTGTTACATTAGATCAAAAAATCTAGAAAACTTCCTGAGGCCTGAGGCAACAGCAAAAATGGAAAAAACAAAAAACAAGATAGATGCCAGCTGGAGAATAATGGTCGAAAACACTGTGCAGTCACAAAGCTTGAGTTCATTAAGCTACTGGTATCATTGGATAAAGCCACAAACAAAAATGGGTGTGATGTGGATGGGTGAAGGTGAACTCTTTGTTAAAACCCCAGAAGCTAATTTTGTGTTCAATGTCTGTAACCATCACTTGATATCTATAAAAGTGGACAATGTTGCAAACAATTTCAGCAAAACAACTGACTGGTTCCTGAGCCAAATAATTGACAAGCAGATAAGAATAACAGGTCAGATGATAGATGTGTCTGGATACTCCATTCTTGAGAACTTCATCTCATTCAACACCAACAGTGGGTGGTCTATAAATCAAACACATAAGAACAGTTGTATATTTCCCATTGAGATAGAAGAAAGTATTGGTCCAAGTTGGAAAGATGGGTTGGGGGCTACAATTAGAAGATCTGGCAGATTATTTTATGACAATGATGGGGTCAAGAAAGAAATACATACAGTCTTGGATCAACCTGAAACCAGCATACAGTTGATTAAGAAAACATTGGACATACCTGCAATAAAGCAAGCTGTGCTAATAGATCGAACCATCACACAAAGAATACTTGATTTCCAAATACATTTGACTGGCAGATACAGAATAGCTCCTGAGGTCTTTGTCCAGCACTTACAAAAAACACTGTTGTATGGAGTGCTTTATGATTACAAGCAGTCAGACTCATATGAAGAAGATAGTCCCAATAACTTCTTAAGATCTTTGATACACCATAAGGAGAGGAACCCATCTTTTGGATTCCCAAGTTTTGAAGAATTACAAAAAACAGTAAATGACCCCTTGGCTTTGAGAATGCCAGACTGTGTCAACAGGACAGTAATGCGCTATCCCAAATTTGCTCTTTCTGAGAAAATGAAAAAGTCCATAATGAATGAGTTGAGTAATGCTCTTAGGGATGGCAGCACTTCAAGAATACGCAGTTTTTTCCAGCCTCACAGCCAAAATATGTTGGCAGTATTTGCCATGAAAAGTGATGTCCCTTTTGATATAATCAGACTTTCATTAGGGGGCATGGGCACAGCGCATCTTGATTGGCTCATTGAACTGTTAATAGATATCAAGGCCTTCATTCAGAGCACTGACCTTAGGAAGATTTTTGGAAGCAAGAATGCCTTGAAAGAATTCAGAAGGACCATTGGCTTGGTACTGACTGAGATGTCCTACTGTAAGAAACTGCCTGACTCTGAGAATACTCAGGATTTTAGAGTTATGATAGAAAGACTTTGCAGAACAGGTTTGTTGAATTTTCTGGAAAGAACTGACAAAACTTTTTGGTGCATGCAAGACTTTGAATCCAAAAATGCAGATGACTTGTGTGAAATAATGGGATGTTTGCTACATTCTGCTTCAATGAGGATGCACATGTATGTTGACAGCGATGCTGCAAGATCAGTCGACACTTTTGTCTCTTTATACAAGCTGTCACCTCCAATAATTCGTTTCAAGTCCAAGTTAAATATGAGATTGATGAGTAGGTCAGGTAGAGCTAACATGCAATTAGAAGAAATCAGTACAGAAGATGCAGTTGGAGGGTATGTTCCAGGAAACCAAATTGATGTAATGGAAATGGAGGATTTCCTTGATGAACTAGCAGGGGATGGAGATGTGACTTATTTTGAACAGAGTGAAATTGGAAACTATGACCCAGTCTTTTTCAGAGTTAACCTTCTCAACAAAAGATCCTTTCTGAGAACAGCAGGAACATCAAACATCGTAGTCTGGGATTGCATAGCCATGGATAGAGAAATATGTTCACTTGGATACAATTTAACTTATTTTAGAAACTTGAACAAGGAACACAAAAGAGTTGGTGATATGATAGTAGTGACACATCCAAGCAACATAAGAGTTGAGTTTGAAGGTTACCAAGGATCAAAAAGATTCCCCAACTTTACTACTTTTGACATACAATATGGTTTGAAGAGCCAGACAAGATATGGTACTGAAATATACAACTCAGACAATTATGAGGAAAGATACCAGCTGGAAGAAGCTTCAAGACAAATGATGGTAAACACATCACCAGACCTACAAATGAAAAAGAAAAATCTTATTGAGAGTCTGGAAAACATAGGCAACAATGATTTTGCCAGCGAATTGGCTAAAAAGATAAGACAAAAAATGAGCCCTGCCAATAAAGTGAGCATGAATGAGCTGATAAGACAGATAATGGAAAAAGACTTGCAGAATATCGGACAGGATATGGACAATCTTATTGTTGAAGTGACAAAAGAGACAAAAGTTGACCTGCCTCAAATGCTAGGAGGAATTACAACACTTGAAGGAGCTGACATACTGACCGATGCTGATCTTATAAGCGAGCTTGACACAATACATGCAGGCCTTGCAAACAAATTGCTGAGGGGAGAGATACAGTTGACAGAGAAACAGTGCAACATGATTAGAAGACAGGCTGCGCTTATGAGAAAGACAAATGAGTCAACAATCTTGAGAGACACGGCACTGTCAATGGAGTTCATAATTGAAAACATCTTGGCAAATGTTGTTTATACAAGATTAGGTGATGATTCATTGAGCAATGATCTCATGATGTTTTTAAGCAGGTTATTGCCAGATTTGACTGAAAGGCCAAACAATTCTCTGCCATTGCCCCTTTACAGAGATCAAGGTTCAATCAACTGGAGCATGCTTGAAGAGGAATAAAGCATGAAGCAGAGTGGATATTGTACGGCTGCAGGCTCTCTATGATTGACGTTGTGATTAATTCAGTGTATATGTACCGAT